TCTCGCCGTAAACGGTGCCTGTGCTGCTTATGGAATTAAGCTCTCGCCAAGTTCCTCCGGATGTGCGAACGTCTATCGCAGCATTAACTCCGCCTGAGTTATAGAAAGCGAACACAATCTTGATGTCACGATACCCAGACAGCCCTGTAATGGTTGCGGGGTTTACGTCAGAAGTAGGCTCGTAAGGATCGCCTATGGGTTCATAGCCGCCGCTAGCCAAAGCGGCAATCGCCTGCTTGATACGTTCGGCAGTAACAGTGCGATTGTCAGTAGATGTACCAGCCTCAGCCTCTGCTTGCGACATTACCTGAGTAGGAATATCGGCATTATACGCCTGAAGGGTCACGCCAATATCTGCATCCTTCAGAATCGTAGCGTCAGCGGCTTCTTTTGCATCTAACTGTGTCTGAATCGCAGAGGTTACACCGTTGAGATACTGGAGCTCAGTCGAAGTGACGCCAGCAGTATCTGCACCAGCAAGGATGTTCAGGTCAGCGGCATTTCCCGTATACCCGTCGAGAGCGTTTAGCTCGTCTTCAGTCGCAGTAACGGGCGCGTCGATATTCGGAAAGGTGTTTTTAATCGCGTTTTTTATCCCCCGGATATGATCATCACCATAAGACGGCGCTTGCCCCGTATTCGGTGGGTTTGTCTCGTCAAAGTCCGAGATATATTTCAACGAACCTGTTAGGTCTTCAGGTGTGCTCATTTACTCATGTCTCCCGACATTAGTTCCAATTGCTTACTTGATCGGTTGTGTCAGTCCAGACTGAGGACTCGTCAGTTTGATCTGTCCAGGCGTCACTGGAGGCGCTCTGAGGCGTCCAGGACGTAGATTGATCTGATTGGCTAGACCATGCGGTAACCGTGTCGTATATCGGCTCGTAGCCGTTGTGCCGTAACGCAAGGGCATTGTAGGTAATCCCGTACTCAACGGGATCAACCGACATATACCGAGTGGCCTTAAAGTCTACACCCAGACCGATCACTTCAAGCTCTGCCGGAGTGATAGCCAGATGGTAGCCATGCGCGAAAGCGGCGGTATTGAACGCTACGGAATAGCTAGCTGGGTCTATCGCTAGCTTACGAGCAGCCCTTAGCCCTACATCCTGCCCAGATACCGCAAAAGAGGCGGAATCCACCGACAATAAATAGGCTCTGGTGAAGTCAACCGTTTTCCAGGAAACGCTATAACTTACAGGGTCAACGGAAAGCGTAAACCCCCGATATAGATCAACGTTTTGGCCAGTAACATCAAAGGATGCAGGGTCAACACTAAGAGCGCGCCCCACTCTAAGCCCAACAGCTTGAGGACTGAGCGAGAAAACAGCCGGAGAAACACTAAATACCCGGCCGTATTTAAACGCGGCAGCTTGCCCTGTAACCGCGTAACTTGCTGGGGCCACGCCCAACGTATAGCCACGCTTAAAACTCGCTTCCTGTGGCGTTACAGCGAACGAAGCGGGCGATATCGCAAGCGTATATCCCTTGCCTAGAGATAAATCCTGGTATGTGACCGAATAAGAGGCCGGGGTAACAGGTAAAACATAGCTTCTGCCAAAATTGACAGTCTGCCCGGTGACCGTATAGCTTGCCGCTGATACTGCGAGCGTGTATCCAGTCGGCGCAGCACTTGGGGCTTCAATCTCGCCAACAGCTAATGCGCCAACCTCAAAACCACCGACGCACCCATCAATAGCCATCAGCCACCTCCAAGAATCAGCTTACCCTTCTCCTGTATGGCTAAAGCGTGCGCCTCTCTTACCTCTTTCAAAGTTACTACAGCAACGGTATTGTCAGCGAGCTTCCAATAGGTTTCTGTTTGCCCCATGAAAGTCGATGCCTGAATAGCGTCAGCCATGTTCTGACGCGCCTCATCACTGGCATCAAACACCTTTCCCGTGGATGTCGTCACCGTCAGCGACTTGAGCTTTTCGGCACGCGCCGTGAGCTTTTCATCGGTAGCCTCTTTCTCCAGGAATGGAGTCTGATCAAACTCGTCGATAATGCGCTGCACTTCAACGGGATTATCAGCCGCCCATACACCGTCAACCTGCTCCAACGAATAGCCTGCGTCCCGGATGGCTTTGTGCAGCCACTTTCCTTTTTCGCGATAGGTGATCATTTCAACGCCACCTTTGGCATGTCGCTAACCGCATTGGTGATGTTACTGATTGTGGACGGTAACGCGGTCCATCCAGCCGATTGAATACTCTGGAAAACACACTGACCATAGGAGTTGGGCGACAGATGGCCTGTCGGATGCATAATCGGCCCGCCGGAGCGGTTGGAGCAGTTAACAGCAACGCTCCCCGTGTCCGTCATGATCCCAACCAATACGGGCTTTCCATCCAGGACTACCGCACTTAGAAGCGAGGCGGTTTTAACCCCTGTCGTTGTCGTGTCAATGTCGCCTGTTTCTTCAATCAGGGTAAAAGAGCCTGCCGAGTCGATAGAGTAAATACCAATCCTTGCCTTTGATGCCGCCTGTGCCGTGTTTACCTCAATCTGAGCAAAGGTATAACTGCCAGCAGGAAAGGTGCATACCGCACAGATAAACCGATTAGCCACCAGGGACTTGCTGCTTTCGTTGTTGCAGGTTTCAGATGGCAGGATTGAAGCATACCCGCTATTGAATTTTGGCGTAATCGGCCTGGTGTAGATTCGTGAAAGCTCAATCAGGTTCGAGGCGTCATGGACAAGATAAATACTCTTATCCCCAGCACCCCAATTCACCGCGCTCCCGGAATTAGAGGATGCCAGAATCGCTGTTCTGCTGAGCGTGTCGGGAGTCGCATCGGTTACCGTGCCCTGACCAACTTCCCAATCCGTGCCGTCAGAACATGCGTAAGTGACCTCGGAGCCTGTACCAACACCCGCCACAAAGGTCTGACGGCCTGTGACCGCACCACCCAGGGAATAAGTACCCGTTCCAGTGGTTGAAGTTGTCTCTCGAACGAAATCAGCGTATTTCATTAGGCGACCGTGAGCACACCATTAGAAGCATCAAAGTCAGTAGTAAACGTCTCGGTATCGTTCAGCGTGACACTGGAGCCGTAATCGGCATACCCAATCAAGTTATCAGAGGTCGCTGTGTCGTTATAAACCACAATATAACGGAAAGGGCCGATAGAACCACCAGACGCCGTAAAAACAACGTCAGTCAGCACAAGCTTTGCCGTGCCCGAACTTTCTGACAGCGTGGGAGTGGTAGCCGTGCCGCCAGCGGTATACCCATTCCCTGCGGTGATCTCTGTCAGATCCGCTTTAACAGAGTTGGTAGCTACTGGAGCGGTATTGGTCAGCATCACCTTGATCGTATGCGTGCCGTCGAGGTCATGAACACCCTTACAGAGCTGCTCAACAAAATCATTGAATTTATTAAATGCAGCCATTACTAGCCCTCGTTAATGTCGTAGCCGTAGCGATTGGAATTCAGGAGGTACAAATCAGTACCCATTTCGGTGTCATCGCGGGAGCGTTCGTCCAGGTCATCAAGCTCGGTCATAACTTCCCGAAACATGGATTTCCACGTAGTCACCCGATTGTCATTGCGCACGTACATCTCAGCCTCTACAAGAGCGCCGTATACGTAAGCATCTGGATAGTTGGTAAGCAGCCAGTTAGATGAATCAGAAGCGATATCCCACTTCTTCAGGTAGTACATGTGTAACGTGTACTCTTGATCCGCCTCACGATTCAGCTCAAACTGATCACGCAGGCAATATCGAGACGGGCAACCTGCACTATCCAGGTAGAACTCATCAATCCGAGAAGGGGCGACAGGATTGAGCCGCTCATACTTTGTATCCGCATCACTTGCCTTCTTAATGCGGAGGTTCATCAGTTCCAGAAACCCAGCAGGCAAACCAACAAAGCGAGACGCGCTTGTATAGCTTGCCGTTGCTGTTTGCTCCATCTTACGAAGACGCAGTTTTCGGTTAAGCTTTGCTTCTGCGTAGGCGATGAAGTTAGGGATCTTACTTGTTAGATCGCTTCGACTAAGAAAGCCTGCAATCTCTGTCTGCAATTCCGCGTAAGTCGTAGGAGCTGCCACTATTCAGCCTTCTCCGGCCGTCCGCGCTTTGGTTTCTCTACCTTCTCAGGAGAATCAACCCAGCCTTTCGGGATGTTGTCGGAATCGAATACCTGGGCTTCCACTTCACCCTTGGCATTCTTGCGGTACATATAGGTAGGTACGCCCATAGATAAAAAAGGGGGACCGAAGTCCCCCTATCTCCTTTATCCGTCTGCGTGAATACGTGCTGCAAACTCAGGACGCAGGGTCTTGTAGCCGTACAGCACATCAATACGACAAGGGAATTTGTCGTTGTTGATGTCGTAGTCACGAACGATTCGCATGGAAATACCGTCGTAAACTTCACGGGCGGCGAAATCCACGCCAGAAGGCATGATCAGATCAGCGGTTGCGAAGGCAAAGGCCTCCTTATGGAATGCCATAGTGCCGTTCAGCAGCTCATTCGCGCCTGCACCAACCTTGACAACGGCAGCGTTGTCAGCCGGAGAGCCAGAGACGTTCTGGGCTGCGCCAGAGGTCACAATGGACGGGCTGATTGACAGCGAAGTCGCAGAAGCACCGGAATCGGCGGTTACAACAAACTGCTGAAGTACGCCGGTATCTGCCTTGGTCTCAGGATGCACCCTGTTAACACCAGCGATAGTGATCACATCACCCTCAAGGAAGGTGGTGGAGCCAGTATCAACGGTCAGAGACGCGCCGGTCTGAGATGCGCCGTTAACCAGATAGCCGGTGGTTTTGGCGGCGGTGCCGGTGGTGTGATTGGTCAACAGGGTGTTTTCGTAGAAATCGAATCCACCCGTACGGCCCATCATGCCTTCCTTGTACTGCTTCTTGATCGCGCCGGAATCCTGGAACAGCCCCTTCAGAGCATCAACCAGAGTTACAGAGTGATCGGTAGACAGCAGGATGTGGCGGTTGTTGTCCTGCGGGGCAAGACCATCTACCAGCTTCTGACGTCCCTGGAGTATGTTCTTGAAGGTAATGGCGTTGGTGTCATTATCAACAACGTTGTAGACGTCCTTGTACATATTCAGGGCGTCTGCTTCGATATTGGCCGCAAGAACGGACATAGCAGGGTCAAGTACACGCTTGCTGAAATCATCCATGTCCATCGTCAGATCGACAGAGGTGAAATTAAGATCCACACCTTTCTGGGTCGAAACCTGGAGGGTCGTGGAGCTTTCAGTGGTGTCCTGAGTGCTCAGGGTTGCACCAGTGCGTACGGTGTACTGGTTGGGCAGGCGAATCTTGAGAGAATCACCAATCTTCGCGCCTTCTTTGGCGAAGGAGCTGTCATACTGGCGTTCGATGTTGCCAACGAAGTTCAGTTTCTGATGAAGAATGCGCAGTGCCTCGCGGGTCACTGCTGTTGGGGTAAGCAATGAGTTTGCCATTATGGATTACCTCTGAATCTGAGAATTTCGGTACTCCATCCACTCATCCACGCCCATGCTGTCCGGGTCTTTCACAGACTCAGCACGAGGCTTCACGGTAGACGGAGGGGTTATTGGTGCGGCAGGGGCTGCGGGTTTGGTTGATAGCTTTGCTTCCAGCCTTGCAACTTCCTTAACCGCCTGAATCGGACTCAGAGAAGAGAAGTGATAAACCTCGCTTGGGTTAGAGGCGAGGTAGTACGCCACATCGCCAAACGCATCAGAATCAATGACAGCTTGATAGGCTGCCGAGTTAATCTGAGCCAACGGGGGCAGCTCAGGATTGTTGACCTTGGCGGCAAAATCAGGGTACTTCTCCTGCGCCTTGATCATCTTTTCCTGCATTGCCTGGTTAGCCCGGATTCGCTCCTGATACTGACGCTGCTGCTCTGCCTGCTGCTGCTGGCTTTCCTGAAAGCGTTTAATCTGGCTTTCATTCCAGTCTTGTACAGCTTGGTAATAAGCAGTCTCGTCGTAGTTGTAATCAGCCAGCTTCGGAGGTACAGCATCGTTTTGCATCTGCTGCTGTTGTACCTGCTGCTGGTACTGTGCCAACTGCGATTTATACGCTTCGGCTTCTCTCTGCGCTTCGTAGTTCTTCCGAGTCAGTTCATCAATGCGACGTTGAAATCCGCCCTTCTTTTTGGGCTTCTCTTCTTCGTCACTCTCAGAGGTGGTCGATTCCTCGTCGGCTTGCGCCTCTTCTCCTTCAGGAGTTTCGACCTCGGCATCCGTAACGGACGATTCTGTATTTTCGGATACAGGTGTACCCTCGGCCTCTACAGCCGCTTCGTTTTCAATGGTCATGTAAAGCGTTCTCCCGCTCGTCTCTCGACAGTGGTTTGCTGAACGTATAAGCCCCGTTACACCCAACGGGTAGGGATTAGCCCGGAATGGGCTGAATTAGACGGCAGCGCCAGGTACGTTGTGGTTGTACTCCAGCTCCAGCTCGGTTAATGCAATGGCTGCATCATCCCGATCTTTAGCGATCTTGCGCTTGAGGTCTCCAAGCTTGATCGAAATCTCTTTGTCCTTGTCGCTGAGCTTGTCACTCAGATCTTGGATAGTGTTCTCCAGCATGCCGATATACTGCTTGCCCTGCTGAATAGTCTGTTCATAGTTCTGCTGAATGCGGCGGATTTCTGGGTTCTCTTCCGCTGCAATAGATGCAGGGAGAAGAAGCTTCAGGCGTTTTGCGAACTCGTCCGCTTCCGGCCAATCCATGTTCTTGGCGAGTAGATCGCCCATAACCGTCGCGGCTTGCGGGAAGGCTTTAAGCACCTCCAGCATACTCTCCACCGCCTCCTGCCTTTGGGTTGCATAGGAAGGCCCGATATCTACCGCGATGTCGTATCTGCCAGCCTTAAGGTCGAAATGCTTTGCCTTCTGGGTCTTGGGGTCGATGTACTGACCATTAACCTTGACCGTCTCCTCGTCACCATTCGGCTTGAGAATGCGGACAATGCGCTCCTCGCTGTAGATAGTTGGGATCATGTTCAAGATCACCCGCCCAGCGTGACGCATAGCCCTTGCCAGATTGTCTACAAAGTGGAAGTTTGCAATATCCGACTGAACCTTACGGGCATTAATCGCAGTGCCTGAGACTTCGTTAGAACGATCACCCAAGCCAGCATCATAAATGCCAGATACGTCCTTGAACTCTTGTGATGCGTGCTGAATCTCTTGGATTAACCCCATGTCCAGTTGAGGCGGGTCGGTACGCTTCGGGATGTGCCCGCCAGCCTTCTGTACAGCCTCGGTATCCCACTCAAGATACGGATGATTGCGGCTGTTAGCAGTGCGCCATTTTGGGTTCTTAAACGCGCCCTTCGGACCAGTCCAGGGAGCCTTGGGAGATAGCGCGGTCCTCTCAGCCGCTGCACTACGCGAGTAGTTATACAGCCTTGCTGGGTCTTTAAGATCCCTCACAAGCCCCTTATAGAGCGTTTCGCCCTCAATATTGGCCTCTTCACCAATCACCGGGATAATCGGGATGTACTTCCAGGGGTAGCTATTCTCTTCCAGCACTTCCTGCCCGGTAATGATCCTCTGAACTAGCGTAGTCTTAACCGAATCACGTACGGCAATAGCACCCTCAATCTCACCCCAGAACAGGGAGCCGTCCGGCAGTTGGGATAGCTTCTCCGCTTTCTCTTCCAGGCACCAATACTCTGCTACTCGTACGGTGTCTTCGGTAAACCAACCCTCTTTCCCTGTGCCTAGCTCGCCTTCCTTGCTCCACTCTGAGGATGCCTCAGGATATTGCTCCTCAAACGAATCACGCGGCATCGTATCAACAACAAAGCCGTACTTAGCATCTGATCCGTCTGGCTCGT